CTACCCATCCCCACTTATATCGCATGTAGCGTAAGAGAGAGAGTGAGTGTCTGTATCACTGTAATAATAATAATGTATATAATAAGGGGGAAAACCCAACAGTGAACCCCAAAGTGAAGTTACGGGCTTCACTTTCAGAATCTCACTGTTGGGTTCGGGGAGACCCCCAGACCCCAAATCGGTCAGAACACCCCCTTCCTGCCACGGAAATGAACTAGGATGACCGAGGGTAGCGGGGTACCCTGGTGCGGGGCAAGGAGGTGGCGCGGCGGGGCGGGAATCGGGGTCTGCGGGGGTCAGTAATGGGGTGGGGTCGGCAACTGGGCTCTGAGAGCCGCAATCCGGGCCGGCGCCAGCCCCTCTGCGTAGGCTAACCATCCGTTCAGGTAGTGGGACAGCGCGAACTCGTTCTTGAACCCGTTTCGGGACGCGGTGGTCGCGTACCCTTGTGTCGCGCAGCTGTGCACCATGGCGCGCAGTTTTCGGTACGTCTGCTTCGGCAAGTTGGGCGCCACGTTGAGTGTCATGCCGAGCAGTCGTTGCTGTTTGTGGGGGCGCAGCACTCGAATCTTCTTGTAGTTGGTCCGGTACCCCGACTCCTTGATGGCCGCCAAGATCTCCTTGATGAACAACGACGCCTCGTCGCGGTCCATAGGGGCTTCCCTCGAGAACGCGAGGTCGTCCGCGTAGCGGGTGTACGTGACGCCGCCGTAAGCAGCGCACACGGCGAGAATCAGCGGGTCGAGCCTCTGCATCGCGACGAGATTCGCTACGGCACCTGACGTGGGCGCGCCTTGTGGCACGCGAAAGCGCTCTTTCACCCCGACGGTCTGCGGCGCGCAGACCAGGGTAGCGAGGAGCTCCGACGTGAGGTCTGGCAGCGCCAGGTACTCCTGGAGCGCGTCGCGCACCCAGGTTCGTCTCGTCGAAGGGAAGAAGTCCTTCAAGTCGACTACGATGAGGATCGGACGCCCTGCATGCTGCAGCCCGGCGTCGAGCACGCTGCGCCCCTGCACGTACGCGCTGACGTGCGCAGGGTACTCGATGGTGTTGAGGAACGTCGTCAACACGCGCCGCTGCGCGTGCGCTAGGCGGTCGTCGGGCACGTGCAGCGTGCGCATGCCTCCCGACTTCTTTGGGATGTTGTGGCACGTGTAGAGCGTGTGCGCGTTCAACACGAAGAACCACAACGCGAACAGTTCGAGCCCTAAGACGTTCGCCAGAGACGCGGCGTCAACGGGCTGGAAGCTAGGCGCGTCATCGGTGGACGGGGAGGGAAATACGTCGAGCCGCGTTTTGCGTGTGGGGATCAAAGGGAATCACCATGTGCCGATGGCAATCACCACAACCAGGAGCGCATCCCCCGGCCATGGCGATCAACTGACGAGGACAGAGAGTGCAGATGTGACGAGCTTCGTCGGTGTGGACGAGGGTGTCGTCGGGGTCGTGGGAGATGCGCAGAGCGCTCAACGTGTTCGAGCCGTTGTCGGCGAGCTTGCTGCGCAGCTTCTTCGGAATCCAGTCGGCGAGACGTCGAGAGTTGTGGCTCACGAGGATGACCACACGGTAGCCCTCCGGGAGGTTGCCAAAGCCCTCAGCAGGCAACTCTGTGCGATCTCGATGGAACACTTCGACGGGTTTGGCCGCCAGCGCTGTGCGTAGGTGTGCCCCTAGTGGGACACTCATGCACAGCCCAAACCACTGAAACACCTTGTGCATGTCTTGCTCTGCGACGAGATAGCTGCGCAGAAACGGGTACGCGGCGTCCACGTCCGTAGCGCGCAGCCTGATGCTGTAGATTTCACTCATGCAGCGTCTCTCGCGTCTGTCGTCACGTAGTCCTTCATTTCGAGAGTGACGTGTCCGGGCTCTCCTTCCATGATGTGCTTTCCTCCCTTGGTGACGAGCCAGATAGTTTGGCACTCGAGACGAGTGCGCGGCTTTGGGGCGTGTCCATCCGTCGCGTACACGACGAGATCGCAGTGGTTGGCCGACTCGCTGATGTACTTGAACGCCGTCTCGAAGTCGGTTCCGCCGCGGCCCACCATGGTGAAGTCGAGTGTGTCGTCGGAGTTCAGCACGTACTCTTTGTTGACGGTGCAGTCGACGTAGAGAACGTGGATGATCATGTCGGAGGAGGCCTTCTGTACGTGCTGCAGCTCCGACAAGCAGATGGCGAGATCTGCGTGGGACATCGATCCCGACGTGTCGACGACGAAGTAGACTTCGAAGCGAATGTCGCGCTCGGTGCCTGGGAACAGGGGGATGCGCCGCGATAGCCTTGCGAGCGCACGGGCGCGCGGCGTGTCGCTAGCGTGGGAGGCGAGGTACTTTGCAGTAGCTGCTCTCGATTTCGATATGCGTCGATACCCGCGTAGCGGCTTACTCTTCTGCGCGTTGACACAGTACGCACGCAGTAGCTCGTTCCAGGACACGGTCGGCGGCGCGAGGAACCTGTTGACCAGCTCCTCGAGGCTGCCGGGGAGCGTGCCGCGCCCCTCTTTCTTGTAGGTGCGTGCTGCGGTGCTGACGATGCGTCGTCCGTGGTTGTCGAGGTGAGGCCCTTGGGCTGCGTCCGTGGCGTCCTTGATGTACTCGAAGAGGTGCTCGAGGATAGCGTTCTCGAGATCCCTCTTGAGCCTCTTCTCTAGCGGAGACTCCTCGGCGTTGTCCTCGTCCTCGTCGACGGCCGCGTCAAGACTCGCGCCGAGCTGCCCCAGGATGCTGCCCGGGTCAATGCCGCCAGCGGCCTCGATGGCTTCGCGCAGTGCTGCTACGACCTCGTTGATGAGCTTCTGTGGCTCCGGCACGTGTGCCCGCAGTTGCGCCAACATGAGCGCGAAGTACTCCTCGTAGGTGAGCCCAGGAGGCAGTTCGTACTGCTCACAGAGGGTCGCCCAGCACAAGTCCTCCTGCCCCGGAGGGCATAGGACTTCTTCGGCGTGGTTGTGCCGTAAGATCTCGTTGACGGCACAGTCCATCGCGATGGGCGTTGCGAGCATGAAGTAACGCCGAGCGTCCTCCGTCTCGCACATACGGAACATGGCCATGCTCCGCGCCGTGTGGCAGAGGATGACGTGCAGCACTTCGTGCTCGAGGATCATGACGATGCGCTCGAACGGCTGCGGCCGCGCAAAGTCGGGGTTCACGTAGAGGACGTAGCGAGAGCCTTCGGGCCCGACGGCGAACGTCGGGATGGCGTTGGTGTAGACGCGCTTCAGCGGGCTGATGACGAGCGCGTAGAAGTTGGTGGAAGACGGCCGACAGAGGTAGGACAGCGCGTCTTCGATGGTGAGGGCTATGGAGGTCATGCGACTTATACCGCGACCTCCGCGGGTTTTCGCAGGCTACTCGCTGGGAGCGTTGTAGTAGTCGCGGGCTGCCGCAACACCGTTCTGCAGGCCCTTGGCCGCGCCGTAGGCAAGAGCACCGGTCCCGAGCGTAAGAGGAAGTGACCGCGTCAGGTACTTCCCCATGGTTCCCTTAGCCGCAGGCGCCTTGGTCAGTACCGAATCAGCTGCCTCCCACGCGGTTGGAAACTGCTGGTATATGCCGTTTCGGTCGAGGGCATCGCGCCACTTGGCGGGCATGTTTTCATAACCCCAGCCTCCGCGTGACATCGTCATGTCTAGCGTTGGGCGTGCGTAGGCGGCGCCTGCGACACCTGCGATGAGGGCGGGGTCTTCCGTGCCGGCATAGATACTGCCCGCTAGCCCCGCGCCGATGCCAGCGCGTAGCGCTAGGGGTGCTACCTTGCGTGTCCACTTGTTCTGCAACGCGCGGGTCTCGGGAGTCACGTGGCTGCCTACGAGCTCGTAGTCCTGAGAGCGCAGGTAGTCGACAGGCATGGTGTCCTGTGCAGCGACGTTTGGCACGACACGCCGCCCTGTGGCCTCATGGTAGGCCATGGCAGGCATGGTCGAGCATACGTTGCCTTCGCAGATGGTGTCGGGCCGCCTGTCCGAGATCCCCTTGATTTTAGGGATGAACATGTCGCGCATCCAGGCCTTGAAGCCTTGCACGCCGTCGTAGTCGCGCGGAACACGCGCGTCGAGCGCGTTGAGGTACTTAGCTTGCGTCCCCTTGGACATGGGCTTCTTAGGGCGCAGAAGAACACCGTCTGAGTAGTTGTAGACAGGGTCCTTGACGTAGTCGTCGATGCGACTCGCGTAATCACGCCCGCGCCACTTAGGGTCTGCGGCAGCCTCTGTTTTCCAGCTGATGTCGGACTGATCTCCCGCCGAGTACGTGGTACCCCTCCCGCGCTTCCGCCCAACTACGGGCTGTGCGTGGTAGAACTGAGAGCCGCCGCCGGGGTCGATGACGTTCTTGAACACGCTCCCCTTCGCTTTACTCGTCAGCAGGATGTCGCCAGGCTTCGCCGCCTTCGCGAGATCACTGTACGACGCGTAGTTTTCGCCCACGGCTCCCTGTAGAGGGTCGTGGATGATCGGCTTCCGCCCGATGAGTCCGCCAAATGGCGATGCAGCCGCGACGCCCATCGCGACGTTGCGTACGGTGTGATCTTCTTCGGGGGCCTGTGCGGCTGCGACGCGAATCATTTTCTGAGCATAGCACTTCTTTGCTTGCTGTTGTACTCTCAGCGCATGTCTGTCCACGACCAGTACCACGGCGACCCCACTCTCACGAAGCTCTTGGCCTATCTCGAAGACCGGCCGGAAGCTCTCAGCGCCGTGAAACACGCAAGCTTCGACCCCGAAGTCGCACAGCGACTCCCCGCCTCGGCGTTCGCCTGGGACGCCGAGCGCCGCTACCCGATGCACACCCGTGAGGACACGATCGCGAGCATCGCGTATCGCAGCAAGGTAGCGAGCGACATGAAGGTGCCGAGCTTCGTGGACACACGGCTTGCGCAGGCCGCCGAAGCCTTCGGCGTCAAGCCTGAGCTCTTCCGCTCGACGCGCATGAAGGTAGCCGCCGCGCCCGTCGAGTACGCGTTGCCTGACCAGGAGCGCCTGCCGCTTGGCTCGCCGGAGCAGGTCAAGGTGGCCCAAGAGGTCCTTCAGCGGGACGGCGAGCATCTGCCGCTCTCGACGCGCGTCGCTGCCTACACGAAGGTGGCCTCTGCGGCGCTCGCCCACGGCATGCCGTACGACAACGCGGTCGGCGTGTACGCAGGGCTCAACAGCTGCAACACGCAACTGCTCTGCGACCGCCTCGGGATGCGCGCGGCGACCACCAAGGTGGCGGCGTGTGTCACGGCCTACGACACCCTCGACCGCGCGATGCGCAACATGCCGCCGGTCATCAGCGACCGCGACACGCTCATGAAGCTCGCCGAACGCATCGAGATGCTCGACAGGGCGGCGGACCTCGACGGGCAGTACGGGCGGAAGATCTTCGACCCGATGAAGACCGTCTTCAACTCCGGCGAGAAGATCGCCGAGGCCGCGCCCATGATGACGCGCCTCATGCAGCTGCCCGCCCAGGTGTGGGAGCAGGTGGACGTGCCGGAGATGGCGCAGATTGCCGCGTCGGGTGACACCGCGCAGTTCCAGCAGGTGTACGCCACGCTGCCGCAGGACATCAAGATGACCCTCGAACGGCAGCTCGGCGCGTGAGCGGCGGGGCGCTACGACTACTCGGGGACGACGACACCGTCGCCACCGTGGTCTGTAAGGCAGCCGCGCAGGTGCTAGGCGACGGCTGGCTTCTGTGGGAGCCAGAGAGCATCTGGAAGGAGCTGAAGCACCAGGGCGTCGAGGTGCCGCTCGGCAACCGCCAGCAGCTCATGGCGGGCCGCGGGCTGCTCGTGCACGGCCGCTTCTTTTACGACGGCCCGGTCTTCGACCGCACCTGCGCGGCCTTCAGCAATGAAGTGCTGGCCATCGACGAGCTCGACGAGACCTTGGCGATGCACCTGGCGTGGGGCGTCGACGAGGGGAAGAAGCTCTGCGCGCTATTTGAGCACGAGCTCGAGCCCTTCGACCGCGAGGTGGTCACCACCTGTGCCGCCCAGCTCTGGGAAGAGGGCATGGTGCTGGCCCCTGACGAGCTCTCGTTTGCGCAGCAGGCCTTGGACAAAGAATGGCACGTGGAGTGCTGTGGGCTAAAAGATAGGGTCCAGAAGGCCTGGGCGGACCTCCGAGGGCACAGTCTACGGGAGGTCCCGTATCCTGAGACCCCCGGAGGTGTCCAGCTGGCGCGGCTAGCCGCTATCGACGTGTTCCTCGACGAGCGCCGGAGAGTGCGCGACCGTCAGCTCGTCGCGCTCAAGGCGTAGCGCCGAGGTTCTTCGTCAGAGCCGAGTTCGCCTCCTGCATCTCCCGCGTCTTCTGCGCGAAGGGCGGGAACGTGTTGAGCTGGCGGTTGAGCTTCGTCATGTACTCGATGTTGCTCCCGCCCTGGCGGATGTACTTCGACACGTTCCCGGTGAGGAACGTCTGGAAGAACTCCTTCGGGATGTCGCACAGGTACTGCGCGAGGTTCTGCCCGATCACGGTGATGTCCGGCTTGTCGGAGAAGAGCGTCATGGCGACGCCCTCGTTGAGGGCAGCGAGCACGTCGGGGCGGATGGCTTCCTTCCGCGAGAACGTCATGATGCCGGTCTTGTGGTCGATGGTGCCCCCGAGGAGCTTCGCGACGCGCTTACGGCCGGTCGTGTGGTACTCGTCGAGGACCGCGGAGGCCGCGATGACCGTGTTGTTGTCCTGGAGGTACCCCATGAAGATTTCTGCGGTCGCGTGCCCGATCTGACCAGAGATGAGGGACAGCGTGGTGCTCTCTGTGAGCATGTCCATCTTCTTCGCGCTCTTGCAGATGTTGGAGATCTTCTCCCAGTTCGACGGGCAGGGGAACGCCTTCCCTGCGTCACGCGCTGACGCGTCGTAGAACGTCGACGGCATGGCCTTCACGAAGTCGATCACGCCGTCGAAGTACTCCTCCTCACGCGCGTGCAGGATCCATGACGCGAGGTCGGGCATCACGAACACAAAGTTGAGGCGCTTGCGGATGGCGTGGTCGCGCTCGACGGAGTTCACGAGGTAGCTGCCGTTGCTGGGGTTCATGGCCGCGACCAACAGCACGTTCGGGTGCAGGAAGTGGTTGTGGATGCGTCGCTCGTCGCACAGCGTGAACAGCGCGTTGACCAGCTGCTTGTCGCCGCGGTTGAACTCGTCCATGAAGAACACCACGGGCCCGTCCTTGGCCTTCTCGTTGATCTCGAGGAACCACTCGGGGGGCACGAAGCCGTAGGCCGTGGCGTTCTCGTTGAACATGCTCATCGAGATCTCTTCGGGGGTCATGTGCCCGAAGTTGAGCACGTAGATGAAGCCGCCCTTCTTCTTCACCCACTGGTGCACGATGGGCGTCTTGCCGACGCCCGTGTCCCCTACGAGGCACAGCGTGATCTTCTTCTCCATGGAATAGAGAAGGTCGAGAGCGCGAGGCACGCTCGCCATGGACAGGGTGGTTACGCCGAGCTGCTCCCAGGGGGCAGCGACTTCGATCATCTCAGTTTTGCTCATTCAGAAAGGGCTTTCTCGATGCAGGATGCGTTGGCGAGGAGGTGTTGGATTTCGTTGTTGAGTTCGTCGATGGCGCTGGTGTCATCCGAATGGGATCTCCGGTTCTTCGGGGTGTTTCTTGTCGAACGCAACAAGAGCTCGACGCGCTTTGGTGCGGTTCTTCTTGGCGGCGCGTAGGTCTACCGCCAGCCGTATTGTGTCTGACTCCCCGCGCTGCTGTGCTCTCACGAGGTTTCGGCGATACACCGCCAAGAGCTGCGCGTCGTACTCTGCGGTAGTGCTCCATGCGGCAGCAAGCGTCTCGCAGAGTGTAGAGAACAGGTCTCGTGTAGCGTCACCGATAGCCCTGCCCAAGAACGTTACGCCGGTCGCCGCACGCCATACTTGCGCACGTACGGTACCCTGCTCGTTGAGCATCTTCTCGAAGTCCACGCGATAGCGTCGACCGCGGTACGTCCCGTAGAGAACTAGCCTCACGGTAGGGATAGGATCGCGCGGGGCCGGAGGCGGCCATATGATGCTCTGGACGGAATACTTGACGCTTTCAACTTGGACTTCATCTGCAGCCTTTCTGAGCTCAGGGTGCTTCCGCAGAAACACCCTCTGCTCCCGCCGAGTCACGGCGAGCCTCTTGCGCGCAGCAGTGAGCTGCTTTGAGTACGCAGTGACAGCTTTTTCGTCTCCTGCCGCGCGCGCATCGAGTGCTCTCGCTTCTGCTTGAACAAGGGCCGCCGCGTACTCGGGTGTCTTCGCCCAGGCCTCGGCGCGAGCCTGGCACCACTCGCAGAGGAAGAGGTGGACAGAGCTCTTCGCGCTGAGCATGGCGGAGTGCCCGTCGGGGTACCTGCGAAGGATCGTCACGTAGCCCAGACGGTCTGTCACGCTTGCACCGATCTCGTAGGTCCGCCCCAGAATCACCACAGCTCCGTGGAGGCGTATGTCGGGGGCGCCCCAGCGCCCGCTGAAATACGGGCTGCACACGACTGTGTTGTTGACGTTGTCTTGTGTGACCTTGAGCTCAGGCATCGAGCACCGCCGCTCTTCCTTCAGGATCGTATGCGTCACACGCCGCGTCGATCACCTCTTGGCTCAACGGCCCCTTGCTGTCGTACCACTCGTCCGTGGTTTCCCAGCCCAGACCGTCGAGCTCTAGAATCGACGCCCCCTCTAAGGTGTCTTGAAGCATCCGATACGCCTCCGCCGGGTCATCCGTTGGAAGATCGATGTTCACTACGATTCGTATTCCCATGCTAACCTCCTATTTACTTTCATGCCTTCTACCGCAAATGGCGCGTTTTCTGTGACGCCCATAGAGATCTACGGCTCCGACTGGGTACAGGACTACCTGAACCTCGACGGCAAGCCGTTCTCCCTCGAGCACTTCCCGTTCATGCGGGACATCTACGACCAGGACTGTCCCTCGCTCCTGCTCAAGACGTGCCGTCAGGTCGGTAAGTCGACGACGCTCGCCAACCTGCTCATCATGAACAGCTGCCTCCGCAAGTTCTGGAAGCAGCTCTTCATCGCGCCTACCCAGGAGCAGACGCAGCGTTTCTCGCAGTCCCGCTACTCGCGCGTGCTGGCCCTCAGCCCGCGCCTCAAGGGGCGCTGGACGGCCCAGGACGAGACCTCTCGAGTCTTCTACAAGAGCTTCAAGAATGGCTCTGAGTGCGTGCTGTCGTACGCGTCGGACAACGCTGACCGTGTCCGCGGTGTCACGGCGCAGGAGGTCTTCTACGACGAGATCCAGGACATCGACTACGAGGCGGTCATCCCTGTGATCTCCGAGGTGCAGTCGAGCTTCGACGTGGCCTACGAGCGCTTCTGCGGCACGCCGAAGACCATGGAGAACACCATCGAGCGCCTGTGGCAGTACAGCACGCAGACGGAGTGGGCTATCCGCTGCGACGGCTGCGGCAAGTTCTGCATGCTGCTCGACGAGCGCTGCCTAGGGCTCAAGGGCCCCATCTGCACCTCCTGCGGCGCGTACCTCAACGTGCGCAACGGAGTCTGGGTGGACGGCATCGTGTTCCCCGAGGACTACATGGGCAAGAACCTCAAGGGGTTCCACGTCAGCCAGCCCATGATCCCCCGCAACGTTCCCGCGTCCATGCCCTCCGACGAGAAGGCACAGCAGATCGCGCTCGGGCGCTGGCGCAACATACTCTCGAAGCTCCACACGTACCCACTCGCCAAGTTCAAGAACGAGGTCATGGGAGTGAGCGACTCGCTCGGGTCTCGACTCATTACCGAGGAGGAGCTCAAGGCGTTCTGCACGGACTACGTCGTGACCGAGACTCCCATGTCGAACCAGGTCTACGAAGCCGTTGTGGCCGGCGTAGACTGGTCCGGCGGAGGCGCCGCGGGCAACTCGCTGACCGTCTTGTACATCTGGGGCGTGAAGCGCCGCGAGGGCATCCACAAGATGATGCTCGACACGCTGTACTTCAAGGTCTACGACGAGACCAACCCCATCTCGGGCGGCATCGTCGCGGACATCATCACGAAGTGCCGCCACTACGACGTGAACTTGATCTTGGGAGACGCGGGCGGCGGCGCGCTCGCCAATGACTACTTGAAGGCTGCCCTAGGCAACCACGCACAGCAGGTGCAGTACGCGGCCACCCAGGGCAGCAACGCCGGGCGTCCGCAGTTCTACTGGAACAAGCTCGACAGGTACATCTGTGAGCGCACGTCGATGATCGACCACTTCCTCATTTACGTGAAGAACGGCGGCGTGCGGTTCCCGAAGGAAGAGCAGATGAAGGAGTGCTTTCGTCAGGTGCTCAGCGTGTACGAAGACCTCTCGCCGAAGCAGCAGAAGGTCTGGCGACGCACGGCGGGTACACCAGACGACGCACTGCATGCGATGGTGTTTGGCTGGATGGCAGCGAACTTGGTGATGCAGAATCCGTTGTTTACCTCGGAGATTGTCTAACAAGCACCCGACGGGTAGATGGCTCTGTTTGAACAGAGCGCGTCGAAGAACTCGAGGAGTATCTCGGGGACGGGCTTGTTGAGGACTGGCGAGGCAGCCTCTGCAATCTCTCCGAAGGGTAGAAGGGGTATCTGGGTATTGGCCCCTAAATACGTCTCCCAGCGTGCCAGCGAAGACACGTGCTCCCCTGTGAGCGCGATGTGGTGCGCTGCGGCGAAGTCTGCGACAGCGCAGGCGATGTCCTGGCGCGACAGGACAGGCGCAGCTAGCAGCGCTGGCAGGCGGTTCTGCAGCTCCAGGCTAGGGACGGTCCCCGAGACCAGCATCGCGTCCCAGAGGGCACACAGCGGCCTGCAGGGAGCCGCTTCGAGGATCTCTTCGACACTCATCGTCAACAGCAACAGCCGTACCTCTTCTTCCGATGCACTCACACCGCACACCACGCCGTAAAGATCTCCACCAAGTCCTGTTTGTACCTTTCCGCACGGTCCGTGCGGTTAGGGTCGTCAAGACGCCGGAGCTCGGCGAGGCAGTCAGCGGTTGCCACCAGTATGGGTACCGACATGGTGGTTACGCCGTCTTGCCCGCACAGCCTGCTTTCAAACGCGTTCAGCGTCACGGTCACCCCGTGCCAGTGGCCGCCCGATAGTTGCCTCTCAAGGCCCTCAAAGTAGATTGCTACGTTGCTACTCGTCACAGGCGGCAAGACGATAGGGCCGCACAGCGCGCCGCTAGGAATCGCGTCGCGTACCTTCTCTACGCAGTAAACAAGACGTGCGTCGCGCGCCTCCGACGATCTCGTCGCAGGGTACGCTGCACGGAGCAGCTTCTCCGTGTAGAGGTCGGGGTACCGCTCTACTAGATTGATCAGCACCAAGTCCGCCCGCGCAGGAGTAGGGTAGTGCTTGAGGATCTCAGCCGGGGTGAGGGTGAGCAGAAGAAGCGTGAGTTCGTCTTGCGTCATACTTGTAGCCACGCGTCGAGCACCATGAGGACGCTCCTTTCTCTGTCTGCGAGCATTTGCACACCTGCGGTGCTGGGTGTAAGAGCGCCCACAGCCAGCTCGGCGAGGCGCACCCAGGCACGGTCGTCAAACTCAAGGGGCGGGCGACGTGAGAGTCCCTCGCGCATGTGTGCGACCTCGTCGTTGACCTCTAGGGAGGCTTGCCCCGCGACCAGGTCAGCGAGGGCGCGGACGTAGGCGAGGTCGCGTCCGCGGATCCCTAAAGGCACCCACTCTGTCACACGCCGCTTACAGGCAATAAGCACTGCGGGGAGGCGTGATGTCCGCGCGGCCTCCGACATAGGCAGCCCAAGTGAGCTTCTTCTCAGAAGCATCCACTGCTGAAAGTCGAGCCAGGGGCGGCACTGGTCGAGGATCTCTTGCGTAGTCAGGGTCAGCTGCAACAACGGAAGATCTTCGAGTTCTAACAGCATAGCGCGAGCATCTCCTGCACGATAACCATCCAAGCGTCCTCCTCGGCAGCTTCGCCGGTGTAGACGAAGAGCTTCCGGAGAGCGACCAGTTCGATGAACTTGGCGCGGTCTTTAGTAGGTTTCGGGCGTACAAAGAGTAGGTTGGAGAGCGCGCGCGCGATGTCTTCATCGGCGCTACCACCGTAGCTGTCAGCCCTATTGTTCAAGCTCCTGCGAGCCTCTTCACTGAGGGCGTCCTTGAGTCCCGATTGAAGGTCGCGTAGAGATGCTGCTAGCGAGTCCTCGCGGTCACCATAGACTCGCAACGCCAGTTCGAGACTTCTCCGATCAATATACTTCGCGTGTGTTGCCTGTACGTCCAGCGAGTACTCGACGCAGCTCAACGCAGGCAAGAGACCCCACAACGCCTCCTCGTGGCGTGTAGGTCTCTTGCCTGCCATGCGCGCTGCTCCGCACAGCCCTGGGTTCGGAGGTAGCAACAGAAGCACCTCCTCGATAGTCAGAGTTGCTCGAAGCAGCGGGATGTCAGCCGTTGTCAGCGAACGCACGACGGAGCTCCGCGAGCATGTCGGGGAGCTGGGACTTCGCGCGCTGTTCGAGCGTGAAGTCGATGTAGGGCTTGATGAGGTGGAAGGGCGTTGAGATGGCGCGTGTGATCAAAGCGTCGTCGTAGACCGCTGTGCGCCCCGCCGTACGCGGGAGAGCAGGGGTGAAACGCCCCGTCGCGTTGACGCGCACGGGATCGCGCAGCGCCGTACCCACCAACCCCTCGCGTTCTTCCGTATCGTCCACGCCCATCAGCGCGCCGCCCGCGTCATCCGCGTACGTCACCAGATGGCAGTCGTTGATGTACACGAACCACTCTTCGACTTCCTTCTCGATGAATACTGCGAAGTTCACCTGCACGTCGAACCCTTTGTAGTGAAACTTTTCCGTATGCGTCGTGGTGCTCATCATGCAGCTCCTTCAAAGGCATCTTGCCTAAGTGTGTTGAGGATTTCGATCTCGTCGTCATCATGGACTTCGAGGTTGTTCGCCGGGTTGTTCTTGAGGTACTTCGGGAGCGGAATGCACTCGCCATAGCTCGGCCCGACTTCGATGTCGATCTTGAACGGAACGGGCAGCCAGGGGAACTTCTCCCGGACCCGTGTCTCGCCGTAGTACGTCACCCACGCTTCGAGCGCGTGGAGGAGTTCCTTCGGCCATTGGAAGCCAATGCTGTCGTGAACCGTCAGAAGCACGCGCGTCCCATAGGTGTGTAGCGGCTTGTGGATGCCCCATTCGGGCCATGTCTGGTTCGAGTTGATGACGTCGTGCATCTCGATGAGCTGCGCGATGACGATGTCGGAGCTGGTCGACTGGATCTTGAAGTTGCACGCCTGACGCTCCGCCCTGCTGCGGTGCCGCGACGTAGCCATGAGCGGGAACCGCCTCCGTCGACCGAAGATGGTGTCGACGTAGCCGTCACGCGAGACCAGGTACTTGACCTCGTCGATGTAGTCCCGGATAGCCGGGAACATCTCGAAGAGCATGTCGATGAGCTTCTGGCCCTCCTCGTCGGAGACACCAATCTGCTCGGCGATCTTCTTCGGCCCAGCGCCGTAGAGGATGCCGAACACCACGCGCTTGATCTGCGTGCGCTCCTTGTTGAGGAGCTTACAGTAGTCCTCCGACATGTGCGGCAGAGGCTCGTCGCGTGCGTTGTAATCCGCGTACGGCCGCTTGAACACGGTCGCCGCGAAGAACGAGTGCATGTCCAGGCCGTCGTTGAGGGCCTTGATGAGCGCGGGGTCACGGGCGTAGGCCGTGAAGACGCGGACCTCAGCGCCCTTGTAGTCGGCGTTGACGAAGACGAGCTTCGCCTGGTTGTCCGTGATGAACAGCTTCTTGATGTTGTAGCCTGCAAGCATCTTCGGGATGTTCTGCAGGTTCATGTCAGAAGAGTTGTGAGAAATCACACCGCCTTCTGTCACGTAGCTGTAGTCGTCCCCTAGGACTTCTAGGTCCCATACCTCTTGCACACCGACAGGCTTGAAGCTCGCCGGCCGGTCCGACACATGATCTTTGCCGTTCCAGCGAATGAGCACTGGGCGCTCGTCCCACTGCGTGAAGACTGGGGGCATAGGCGCCCAGATCTCGGCAGCTGTTTTCCAGCCTTCCGTCGTGAGCAGCGCGTGACTCGCCGTACACACGATCTCTGCACCGCTGTCCATGCGGTACTTGAACATCTCCTCGTCGCCCTTGATGAACACCCGCTTGATGTTCTCGAAGGCGCCGTTCTGCACCTGCACGCGGTCCGTCAGCTTGAGCTTGCGGATCTGCACGAGGCCGCGCTCCGTGGCAACCTTGGTGTGCGCCGAGACACACGACAAGCGCCCAGTACCCGTCCCGTTCAAATGGAAAGATGTGTGCACCTTTCCATCACGCTTCGACAATATGCGTAGGTTACGCAAAAACGTGTCCCGCGCCTTCAGCGACTTCTTGTAGAGAAACAGCCGGTCCAAAAACAGACTCTCGCGTACGGGAATCTTCTTCGGCTTCTCCTGCCCTGGCACGTACTGCTCGTCGTACCGTAGGTACGGCGCCAGTGCCGTAGCAGCGGTGCTCCGCGCGCCCTTCTTCGTGAGCGCGAGGCACTTCACTGCCTCGACCTTGGGGCCCCCGTCAAGGGGCTGCCAGCCCTCCTCGTACAGCAGCCGGGCCAGCGCTGGCCCGCTGTTGTGGTTGACCCCCGGCGCCATGAGCTCGAGCTCGCCGCCCGCCCGCTCCACCACGTCGGTGAGCCCTTTCTCGAGCACCGGGATGTAGTCCTGGTCGATCGAGACGCCGTGGAACTCCATGTCCCCCAGCACGCGACTCGCCGCGAGCACGTGAGGTCCCATCAGCTTCGCGCAGGTAGACCCCTCGGCCTTCAGGCGCTGCAGCTGGATGCTGGTGATGCGCCGCGTGACGTCGGCGTCCACCCCGCCGTAGAGCTGCAACATGGGGATGGGGATCTTTTCGAAGCCCCCGTCGGTGCTGTAGTCCCGCTCCTTCTTCGTGCGGGGGTCCTTGGGCTCCTTGGGGTGCTTGTCGAGGCGCGGAGGACGCGGAGGACGTACGAAGTCCTTCACGGGCCGTGGAGGGGTCTCCCAGGCCTCCCAGGCGGCCATGGCGGTGTCGTGGGCCTTGAGCTCCCCGGTGTACGCCGCGAACTCGGCGTCCGTCCCGGTGGACTTACGCGGAGCAGGAGGCTTCACGGGCTTCTTCGGGCGCTTCGGGAGCGCCTCCCACGCAGCGAGGGCTGTCTTGTACGTAGTGGTTTTCTCTTCGTACTCGGCGACCTCCGCCATGTACTGCGCGTTGGCGACGTCCCACGCAGCCTTGGCCTCGACGTACCCGAGATACTCCGTCTTGAAGCTCTCGAGCGCCTCGGCGTAGTCCTCGTACTCCGCCGAGAGTGTGTCGATCTTCGCATCGACCGTGGCGATAAGGTCCTCGTCCGTACTCTCCAGGATGTCGAAGAGCTTGTCCTCGTAGCCGCAGTACTTCGGCAAGAAGACCGTCGTGAGCGCCTTGAGGCCGTAGTTGCCCTTCTTGTCCTCGTCGAGGAGATGCTCCCCGCCGAGCGTACACCAGACCACGTTGTTGAGTTCGAACTGGTCGTGCAGCACGATCCACTTTCGGTCGAACTTGTAGTTGTGGAAGCCCTTGGGGCGTTTCGACGCGAGCAGCTCGGCGATCTTCGCACGCAGCTCCGGGAGCCGTGCCAGGTACTCAGGGGGCGCGTTGGGGTGATCGAAGATGATGGTCGTTGCGACGCCAACATCCCACGACATAGGAAACGCGATAATGCGCGTTCCGGCTTTCTCAGGACGCAGCGACGTCGTCTCCGTGTCTACGGAGATGTACCTGTCGAGCGGCGTTGCGAGAATGGTGTCCATCACCGCGAGCGCATCGTCCATGGTCACGGGCAGGACGTAGTTCGCCGTCAACTCTTCGAGGGTCGTCGTCTCGCTGCGCCCTCTCTCGACGCGGTGGTAGCCGTTCCGTAGATCCTGCAGGAAGGTCTCGAAGAGACCTGCTGCAGCGGTCACCGCGCGCTCGCTGAAGGTGACCAAGAGAGGCGCCTTGAGGCCCGTGATGTCGGGCTCCAATATGCGCCCGCGCATGTCACTCCACTTCTCCTTGATGCCCAGCTGCTTCAGCGCGTGCGACCCGAATGCTACGATGAGCGAGGGCCCTGTCTGGTACACGACGCTCTGCAGCAGGGGCTGGCAGTGCTGCAGCGTAGCTGCTGAGGGCTTCTCGTCCTCTGCCTCAGGCACGCACTGTGCAGCGTACGTGATGCGGATGTGGGAGCGCCGCCGTTCGGGCTTCTCTCGATAAAGCTGCGCGAGCGCCGTGCGCATGACGCTGTACGTCGAGCCGGTGGTGCCGGGCTCTGGGGCAGCGATGTCGACGGGCTCGGGCTGGGTGTAGACCCAGAGAATACTCTTCTCTGAGGCTGCGCCCGGAGGGGCAGGGTTGGACGCGATGCAGCGGTAGCCGGACGCGCCGCGGGGGCACGTCCTGCAGCCCTGCGCTTTCAGTACTATGGTGTTGGCCGGCATGCGACTTATACCGTCAATCCGCCGAGTCTTCGGGCGGTGCGTCCTCGTACACCACCGTCAATGCCCTCTTCTTCTCCACGCGTCTCTCTCGAGCTTTCGTGTTCGTAGCCACTCTCTTCTCTTCTTTCTTCGCAGCTACTGCCGCCGTCCCCTCAGGACAGTGCTGGAGGTAGTCGCACCAGCCGCACAGCGTGTTCACCCTCGGCTCGAAGTTCCCCAACGAGTTCGCGCGAGTGGTCAGGTACTCCATCAGATGGGGCCGGAGCGTCTTGCGGATGACCGCCGCAGGGCGCACATGGTGCCACACGATGTTGCCCGTCGCGATGTAGTGGAGCGCTGCGTGAACGCCCTTGATGCCCGGCCGCGCGGCCTCGATGAGGATCGCGTAGAAATCGAGTTGCTTCGCGTACTTCTCGACGGGATGCTCGCGCCCGCTCTTGTGGTCGATGACCACCACGTAGTCGGACTTCGTGTGGAGGTCGTAGTCGATGACGCCCCGCGCGAAGATCGACGGGTCGTCGTCCCCTACCGCGGTGAAGTTCTTCGAGACAGCCATGTTGCGCTCGAACCCCTCATCGAGCATCCCGTGCTTGTCCTTGAAGCTCGCGAGCCTCGATACGAACGACACCATGTTGGGGAGCAGTGCCTCGACGGCGAGCCGCTCCTTCATCGTGAGGTCGATGGCTTCGGCGAGACCCTGCGCGAGCGCTGCCTTGGGCTCTAGGCCCTGCAGGAGGAGCTCCTGGACCCGGTGAGCCGCGGTGCCCACCCGAGAGGCCTCTGAGGTGGTACGGGGGAGCTTCTGTACGTAGCGCAAGTGGAAGGCGCGGCCGCACTTGGCGGCGAGGTCGCTCTTGCTGATGGACCAGGGGGCGAAGCGGTCGAGCATGGCTTGACTCATCGCGCACCTGCTGCGTTGTCATGTGCGGTCTTCACAGCACGTTGTTTCCATAGAGGCCAAGAGGCGACTTCAAGCTTTGCGCGCTCGGCAGCCGCGAAGAGTGCCCGTAGATCTAGAACTGACTCTCGTGTGTTACTCATTTCACCTTGAAGTATAGCTGCGTTGGTAGGCTAAAAGAAGAGGGGCGGGCACTTTCGTGCTCGCCCCTCTCTTATCTGTCGAGGGCCTGTAGACTTACAGGCCGGCGCCCGAGAAGTCCGGCGCGGCGTCCGCGTTCGTCTCCGCGTGCGCAGCCCCGCTCGCGCTGGCCGTCGCGTTCAGCGCCGCACCCGCGCGCTCCTCACCGCTCGGACGCGACTGCATGAACGCGTACCGGGCCGTGAAGAACTGCGACAGGATGCGCGCGGCGTCGTACTCGGCGCCGGTCACCTTGTCGCCCGTGGGCGCCACCGCGAGCACCCAGTACTCGCCCTTGTCGTTCTTCTCCTTGCTCGTGTAGATCCTGAACGACCGCGAGAAGATCCCCTGCGGGTGCGAGGCGAGCTTCAAGAGCTTCTTCCCGGCACCCGACGAGGTCTTCATGAAGTCGATCTGGTAGAGCTGCTTGAAGTCGGTGCTCACCGCAGCGAACGCGTACCCGAAGGAACACGCCGCGCGGATACCCGCAGCCTCGTCACGAGCCCGGTGCGGGCACTGCTCGCAGGACCCGTACTTGAACCCGGTGACCGCGTCGTTGCTCGAGCAGTCCGGACGGTCGCTGCCCTGCGCGAACTTCACGCGCTTGTTGTGCGCGTGCAGCAGGATGAGCTTCACGTCCGGGCCGATGCGCTCGAGGTCCGTGAAGAGGTCGCCCTGCTTCACGTTGTCGGACGGGAGCTTGGCCTCCTTGGTCAGCCCCTGGCGCATGTTGATGTACGGAATCGGAACCTGGCGGTTCCCCTCCATACCCTCGACGCGTGCGACGAGGTACGCCATGCTCTCCGCCAGATTCTCGCCGAGCTCGGGGTTCGCCAACGCGATGGACTCGAGCTTCTCGTAGAACTCCGACAGCTGGCCTTCGTACACGACCGTGCGATCACCACCCGCAGGGGCAGCCTTCGCCAGAGCCGTGGTCGCCGGAGCGTCCACGATGGGAGACGTGGTGGACGCAACGGTCGTGCTCTCCACGTCGATGGGGGGCGCCGACTCGGCCGGCGCAGGGGACTTGTTGGTGGGCTTGCTCATCGTGTCTTCATGCCTTTCGTTGAGGGGTCAGCGGGGACTCACTCCGCGGCTGCCTTCTTGGACTTCTTCTTCGCGGGCTTCTTCGCGGCCTTCTTCGCGGCCTTCTTCGGAGCCTTCTTCGCCGGCTTCTCCTTCACCGGCTTCTCCTTCGCAGCAGCCTTCTCAGCCTTGGCCGCCGCCTTGTCCGCCTTCGCCTGCTCCTTCTCCGCAGCCTCGTTGAGGAGCTTGCGCGCCTCGCCGGCTGCCTTCTTGGTCACGTAGGACTTCGTCGGGCTCAGCTTGTCGAACTCGAGCTCGCCGTTCATCACCTGGAACGCCGCAGCGATCGCGTTGAAGAACACCTTCTCGGTCTCGTCCACCGCGTCCGTGGCGCGCAGCACGACGTGCGGCACGTAGGACGCGAGGGTCTTGCGCGACGGCTTGCCCGCGTTGGCGTACTCGCGCACGGCGCCCTTCTCGGCCACGTCCTTCTTCAGGCTCTTGCGTGCCTTCGCCTTCGCAGCCTTCGCAGCCTTGTCGTCCCCACCGGCGGCCTCGACGCCCTCGGCGAGCTCCTTGAGCCACGCGTTCTGGTCCGACTTGCTGAGCGCCGCCAGCTTGACCATGTCCGAGTTGGCGATGCGGCCAGCCGTCCACGCCTCGTGCCCCTTGTCGCCGACCTTCTCGAAGGAGAGGTACTCGACGACGCGCGGCTGCTGCAGGTTCATCACCTGGCCGATCTCGTAGGTGTCCTGCTTCGCGTTGTGACGCCGCACGATCTCGGCGTACACCTCGTGAGGCTCGAGCTGGGTGCGCCAGGTGTTGCTCATCACCGAGCGGTCGATGAGGTCCGACTTCGACAGCACGTTGCCGTCCTCGACGAGATTGATGGTGATGGTGTCGTTCGGGACGAGCTCCTCGAAGCGCTCGGGGTTGCGCTTCTGCAGAAGCAGCATGGCGCGGTGACGGAACTCCCCGTCCACGACCTGGTACGCCTTGCTCTCGGGCACTTCGCTGCCCTCCACGTACGTCTGGACGCACGTGTAGATGGAGAGCAGCCCGTACTGCTCGATGTTGGCCGAGAGACGCTCGACCTTCTCGACGTCGACGGCGCGGTGGTTGAAGCCCTTCTTCACGAAGATGCTGGAAAATGGGACACTGAAAGCACTCATGCGGTCAATCCTTGGTTGCCTTGATTGGCGTTTTGCCACTCACGGAGTGCCAAACGGAGGTACTCGAGCTTGTGGCGGTACTGAGCGAGTAGCCGCAGTTCGCGGTCTACTTTGGGGAGCTGATCGTCGATCACGTCCTTCAGCGTCGCCGAGTCCGGAGCACGATTGACGTCACGCAAGATGCGGTGAGCCACTCGTGCAGCCGGATGGGCTAGCTTCTTGAGCAGATGAACGGCGATGAAGAGCGCCAGACGAAGGGCGAACTGCGCGTTGGGGTGCAGTTGCGCGAATGGCGTGTTGAGAAGACTACTTGCGATCTGGAAGGGTCGGGTCACCAGTACCTACGGAATCCACCCCGAGTGTGCTGGTTTGAGAATCAAGCGTTTCGAACGGCGCACTTCCGTGCGTGGGGCACAGAAGCACGGAGCCGTGGCGCGTAGGCGCCACTCCACAGAGGGGGCAGGTAGCTGCCGGAAGGGTTACGACTCCGTGCTTATCCATCAGATCAGGCCTCGTCCACGACGAGGTTGAAGTCGTCGCTGTCGGCGGGGGTCGCGGCAGCCTCGCTCTTGGGCTTGCGGCCGCGCTTCTTGGGCGCGTCGCCGTCAGAGGGCGCAGCGGCCGCGTCGTCTGGTGCGGAGCCACCACGCGTGCGCGGCGCAGGCACCTCGTACGCGTCCTCCTTGAGGATGCTGTTGACATACCGGCCGATGGCCGCGTCGCTCGACTCGTGCACCGTGTTGAGGATGTGGAGCTTGCCCTTCCACAGGATGACGAGGTCGGGCGCAGCGCCAGCGCCGCTCACGACGTTCGTCAGCGCGGTCCCCGTGTTCGTCTTCTCGTCCTGACGGCTGAGGTACCCCTGCACCTCGTCGAGAGGCATCGGGGTGTTGTGGACCTTCCCCGTGCGGCTGCATTTGACAGGGATAGAAACCAGAGTCTTCGCGGTGCTCATGTCTTGCTTGTTCCTTGATATGCGTCGAGGAGTGGGCGCAGTTGCCCACCCTGTGCTTTGTAGATCACGATGAGGCTGCTCAAGAAGGGGAGCAGGTCCTCGGGTGTGATTTCGAGCTGTGCAACGGCCTGTCGACCGTGCTGATCATTCACTCGAAGAGTTACCATTTTCTGGTCCACGCCGTCAAGGGGAGTTTTCTCCATTGATGCGAATAGTCGCTGCGCAACAACCGTCCCCTCGCGGTTCCCCCAGCGTGTGAGCCGGGCGCTCACCTCCCCAGGACGCCAGTTGACCGGCGCGTCGAGAGCATCGCGGATGTCGTGTGGGAGGCGAGAGACGTCAACGTTGATTGGGCCGCGGGCGCGGTAGGCGTTCGGGTGTGTCATAGATGGGCGGAGCCTCGATGATGGGGTCGGGGGAAGAGAAGACGTACCAACAGTACCCCATGATGCTGTAGACCACGGCTACAAGCACGTAGAGGCGCACGTTAGCCACCGAGACCTCACCACTTCTTCCCCCGACACTGTCCCCAGTACGCGCACCACCTCTCCGTACACCACCACGCGTCCGGCGTGCTTCGTGGGAAGTGCCCCGCCACGATCCCCTCAGCGACATCCGCCAAGAGCTCGATGGCGTGCTGCTGCTCACCCGGCGTGCGCACGTTGCCTGTCCGCAGGTACCGCGGCCCCATGGTCTTCGTCGGCTTGATGAGCTGATGAAGCGCCACATCGGGCTTGCCCGTCGCGGCCGCGTAGAGCGACAGCTGGAGGCTGTTGTCCGTCTCGGCCTGTGAGCCCTTCTGGCGCTTCGTCTTCACGTCACGGACCCCGTGAGGCTCCTCGAGATCGACGATGGCCAGGAACGGGATGGCCTCGCGTGCCTCTGGCTGGAGCGCCACGTAGTACTTCTTCTCGACCGCGACGGGGTACACCCGCGGGTAGTCGATGAGCTGTCCCGTAGCGCCCTGGTGGTACACCGAGATCATGGCGACCCCGACGTCCTTGATGTGGCCGATGCTGATGTCCTCCTCTTCGATGGTGACGTCTTCGTCGAAGAGCTCCTTGTGCGCGTCGACGTAGCTCTCGATGGTGTACTCGAGGGGCGGGATGGTCCCCCCGTCCATCATCACCAGGTGGAGCATCTCGGCGCCCTTGTGGAGCGCAGAGCCCTGCACCATGTACGAGTTGCGCTTCACCTGCTCATCGAAAATGTAGCGGAACTCGTAGGCTGCTCCGCACTTCAGGTACTGGGTGGCCTGGGAGGTTGAGAGGTAGCCGCGAGGGAGTTTCTGGGCCAGCGACAGGGGAGGCAAGGGCGGCAGTGCGGTTACAGGGACCTGGTCGTCATCGTTGTCGAGATCTTCCATCAGATGGGGCCTTTCTCATCCGCAGGGTTGCGGACGATGGGAGGGTTGATGCGCTGCGACTCCGGGGGGAGCTTCTTGCGGAACATCTCGGCAAGCGCGTTGTCGGCTCCGATGGTCGCCGTCGTTCCATCAGGCGTGGACGCGGGGTCCATGATGGTGGTGAGGTCGAGTGAGGGCTGTTCCTCTACGGGAGCAACGTAGGCCTCTACGGGTGTAGGGGCTTCTTGCGCGGGCGCCTCGTTGCGCACGTGCACGTACTGCACAGCTGGGCGCTTCGAGAGTTCCATGTGGAGCTCGACGAGATCGTCCTCTGTGATTCCGTGCGTGAAGTAGGTGTGCCCGAGCGACTCGCAGTAGTCCCTGAGGAGCGCTTCGAGTTCGACGGGACCGAGACGTACAGTGGCTATCATAGGTTTCCTTATACCAGCGTTTTGACTATTCTACGTATACCCTAGGGTATCAGCGCAAGCGCGGCGACAATGCGGTCGATGCTGCCGTCACACCGACACTCGCCGCGTGCCTTGCCGCCAGTGCTATGCACCGGACAGTGGGGCACGTAGTCCGACGCGGTCAGCATGTCCTCGACCTCGATCTTCTGGTCTAGCGCCGCGGCCTTGTGGTAATCGGTCGTACCCGCGGCAAGCAGACGGTACACGGTGACTGCTCGCTTCTGTCCGATGCGGTAGAACCGCGCCATCGACTGCACGTAGTGCTCGTGGCTCCAGGGCAGAGAGTAGTACAGCATGTAGTTGGCCGCGTTCAGGGTGATGCCGATGCCGGACGCCACCTGGCCGATGTAGATCCGACACGTTGGGTCCTCATTGAACCGGTCCTTCGCCGCCTCAAATGCATCGATCGTCATGCCGCCCTTGACCACGACGAACTCGACGCCGAGCTCTGTGGCCACCTCTTGTACGGTGGACAGCTCGACGATGAACCGCGTCCAGACGATGGCCTTGTTGTCGGGGCTCGCCAAGATGTCCTCGAGCAGGTCTTTACAGGCCACGCGCCGCGCGTTGTCTGCGAACACATAGGGGTGGACGTTTTTGACTCCGGGGGCTACGTCGCAGCCCTTCGTGTACGGCCGGATGTTGGTCTCGATACAGTGACCGAGTTGCGGGCACCCGTTGCACAGCCCGAGGTTGGCGTCCGTCTGGTTGATGAACCCGCCGACCACCTGCTCGAGCTTGTTGAGCCGCGACACGGTCTCCGGGGCCCAGACGTACCTGTGGGGCCGCAGAAGCCCATCCTCCTGGGTGAGTATGCCCGCCTGCGCGGCGAAGCCCTCCGCGGCCCCTAGGGCGTCTCCGGAGGTCTCGATGAGCGCGTTGTACGCGTGCTTCTGCTCGGCGGAGAGCTCAAACGGCACATCAATAATGCGCAACGGGGGAAGGTCGAGGCAGTCTTCTTGGCGCTTGCGGAGGCAGACCTCGTTCACGCGTTTATTGAGCTGCTCCATGTTGCGATAGCCCACCACCTGGTACTCGCTGTGGGCCGCGTACGTGCCGTAGGTGGCACAGTACTTGTCGTAGGTCTCGGACGCGAAGTAGCGACCCAGCGCGCGGAACTGCGAGTACATGCTGAACGGGTTGCCGAGGGTGGGGGTGCCCGAGAGCAGCACACGCCGCGGACGGCCCTCCGAGAGGTGCCAGGTCATTCGAGTGCGGATGCTCTGGGGGGCCTTGATGCGGTGAGACTCATCGAGCACCAGCATGGTGTACTTGACCCGCGCCAGCTCCTTGACGAGGGTCGCCGCGGACTCGTAGGTAACGACCAGAGCCGTCGGCGTGCGTGCCATCGCGGCCTCGATGAGCGCCAGCTTCTTCTTCTTCGCGCCCTCGAGGATGACGACGTCGTCGATGTTCCCGTGGGTACGAAACTCGGCGCGCCAGGTACGGAGCACCACGGTGGGGCAGAGGATGAGCGCCGTGCTGCCCGTCAGGCGTACCAAGTCTACGGTGATCTTGGTCTTCCCGAGGCCGGGGTCGTAGAGCAGCCCGCAGCGGGGCAGGTTGTACGCCCACATGAGCCCCTCGAGCTGGTGCGCGAAGGGCTTGGTCACGAACTCGAAGTCCGCAGGGAGCTCCTCGAAGTTCTCGGCACGGGCGAGGTAGTCCTTGGTGCTCTGGGCGATGGTGAGAGGCAGCTTGCTCCGCGACATGACGCGCTGAAGGTCGTCGATGACGCGGGTGTGCACAGGGCGGAAGGCGGGGAAGACCCATCTGTTATCAGAGGGGTCGCGGCCTTTCATAAACGTGGCGCCCCAGACGTCCTCGACGGACGGCGGGATGGTGCCGGTGAGCATGTAGGCGGGCGTGCCGCCGATGTTCAGCGCGTGGACGGTGGTGCTCAAGGGTACACACCCATGATGGTGCAGACGTCGCGGTAGAGCTTGTGGTTTACCCACCGTTGCCGCCACATCCGGTACTTGACCCGCATGATACTCCGCGAAGAGGTCTCCAGACGCGCGTGGAAGAGTGGACGTGGGTAGGCGGGCTGGCGGCAGAAGCCGCCGAGTTCGTCGTAGTAAGTGTAGGTGTTGCAGGGCATGTCACTTCTTTCTGTAGTACGTCCGGCGCCACACGGGCCACGCCAAGCCAAACGACGCGACGAGCTTAGCGCCCTCTTCTGCCGTCATATTGCGCACAGCGTCTCCCGCGATGAGAAGCCACAGCTTCCACCCGGCATACGCCTGGCGTTCGTGGAACGCCCATCTCCTATACCGCCCGTGCACGCCGAGGGGCCTGCGCCCCAAGCGCCGGTTACATCGTCGGAGTCGTAGTTGTGTTTTACGCATAAATGTCTCTTTGTACCTTTTACGCCCATGTAGAGGCCTCGTCGAGTCTCCTACGTGTACTCGTCGACCCTTCGTCGAGCTAGACGCTGTGTAGCTGCCATGGTACCGTTGGAGACCATGTCAGAATCCATGTTTGGCGCTTCTCGTGCTGGAGCTGCACACCCCAATCCGATGTACGACTTCCTCACGGGGTTCGTACCGAGGAAGCTGAAAGACCTCTTTCGGTGGGCTGAGTACCTCTTCGCCGCGAGTCCCGCGATCTTCGCGGCGCTCCAGAAGCTGGCCGCGTACGCCGTGACGCGAGTCGACGTGACCACCGCGAACGACGCACAGAAGACCATGTGGGAGGACTTCCTCCGCAAAGAGATCGGCATCCGCGCGCTGGCTATCGCGACGGGCCTCGACGTGAAGATCTACGGCAACAGCCTCATCTCCGTCTACAAGCCCTTCGACCGCTTCTTGGTGTGTGGGCACCTGGAGTGCAAAGCCCAGACGGGTATCACCCAGGTACGCTACACGTTCCAGCTGAAGTCCCTGAAGTGCAAGTACGAGTGCGCGACGTGCCACAAGCCTACCGTCGGGACCTTCCACGACATCCAGGTGAAGAACAAGAAGCGCATCTCGATCATTCGCTGGGACCCGAAGCTCATCGACATCGACTACAACCCCATCACGGGCACGTCGAGGTACTACTACACGATCCCTGCCGACCTGAAGACGAAGGTCACGAAGGGCAACCCGCACATCATCAACACGATGCCCATCGAGTTCCTGCGGACCATCCAGCAGGACAAGATCTTCGAGTTCGCGCCGGGGCAGATCTACCACCAGAAGACTCCCTCCCCGGCAGGCATCGACGCGCAGTGGGGTATGCCGCCGCTCCTCTGCACCATCAAGATGTTCTACTACTCGGCGGTCCTGCGTAAGGCCAACGAGGCGATCGCTCTCGACCACATCGTGCCCTTCCGGGTTCTGCACCCAGCCCCTGCTACGGGCGCCGCGGACCCTGTGAAGAGCCTCGGGCTAGGCAACTGGCAAGCGATGATGACGGAGAACATCAAGCAGTGGCGGCGTGACCCGCTGCACATCATGATGTCCCCGACGGCCCTCGGCGTGTCGATGATGGGCGGCCAGGGGCGCTCGCTCCTGACGCTCGGCGAGGTCAAGGAGGCTGACGACGCGATCATTGCCGGCCTCGGCATCCCTCGCGAGTTCGTCTACGGGGGGCTCACGCTGGCGGGCAGCGGCATCTCGCTGCGCATGCTGGAGAACCAGCTCGAGACGGACTCCGAGCAGCAGAACGAGCAGCTGGTGTGGATCATCGACCAGTGCGCGAGCATCCTCGGCTGGGCGCCGGTGTCCGCGAAGTTCGTGCCCTTCAAGCTCATCGACGACACGGAACAGAAGGCGGCGCTCATGCAGCTCCAGCAGATCCTCGGCAACCCCATGTCGAAGGACACGATGCTCTCGAGCTACGACATCGACGTCAAGAAGGAGCGCGAGAAGGGCATCCAGGAGCAGATCGACGACATGCGGGCACAGATCAAGCTGCAGCGCGAGCAGCAGAAGCTGCAGAACAGCGCGTCCATGCAGGCGGACCAGGCAACGCAGCAGGGCCAGGGCATGCAGTACAACCCGCAGGCCGTCATCGCGCACGCCGACGAGCTCGTCGCGCAGCTCTCTGGGGCCGACCAGGGGACGCGCCAGTCGCAGATGGACCAGCTCTCCCAGGAAGACCCCGTCATGTACGCCGTGGTCAAGGACCGCATGTCGGCACAAGCACAGACGTTTCGGCAGCAGGCGGTCGCAGAAGCTAAGCAGCAGCAGGAAGGGGGCGTCCAGTGAACTTCGCCAAGGCTATTGAGAACGCCCAGAAACTCCCTGCAGGCTCGGAGACAGCTCCTCGAGACTTCTTCGAGCCTGATGGCACGCCGGTGCGGCACGTGGCGCAGGTCGCGGACTCGCCCTCGGCGGTGCCCGGCACGGCCAAGTACAACCTCAAGTACCACGCGCAGCGCTTCTACATGGGTCGAGAGCTCTGCGAAGTGACGGAGGACGGTGCCAAGATCTACCAGGACCGCGACGAGTCCGAGAACCTCCAAGACGTGATGAACAGGGTGCTGAGCGGGGAGGCGGTCATCGTCGACCGCATCCAGCAGATCTTGAGCGATGGTAGCGTGGTGGTGTTCATCGAGTGGACGACGAAGCTCGTCGTGCCACAGGCGGAGCGCAACTACGCGACTAAAGAAGAGCTGCTGAGCCCGCAGCGAATCACCGACCGCAGCAAGAAGGCAGACGCCGGACAGCCGCTGAACCTCGTCGATGAGGAAGCGAAAGAAGCGAAAGAAGCGGCCGTTCTCAGCCTCCCCACCAGCGACCCCGTCGACTACGACGAGGATGCTGGTGGGGAGGCCGCGAACGCTGAGCCGGACTGGTCTACGCCAGGTTCTGAGTGACGCCCGCCGTGACCTCAGCGAGCATGTCGCTGAGGTACTCGCGGGGAGCCGGCTTCTTCGCCGGCTTCTCGTTGCGCGGACGCTTCGCCCGCGGCTGCCGCTTCTTCGCCTCGAAGCAGCTGCTGCAGAAGCGATGCGTCTTGTACTCCCCGTGCTTCGCGTGGGTGTTGAGGGCCGCCTGCGCCGTGGTCTCGCCGAGTAGCGCGCACTCCTCGCACGCGAAGGTCTCGACGATGGTGTCCGGCGCGAGCTCCTTGAGCCGGTTGACGTTGTGCACGTTGTAGTGCCGCTTCGGCGTCACCGAGTCGAAGCACGAGCACAGCTTGTCCGCCTCGGACTTCTTGTCGCAGATGTAGCAGTGCGACTTCGACGCGTCACCGACGCGGAAGGTGTCGGACATCAGCTGCGCGTACGCAACGACGTCTTCCTTGACGAGGACGTCGCCAGCTCGCGCGAAGTCCGCGATGAGCTGGTCGAGGGTGCCGTTGAAGTGGGCCGCGGCAGCGCGGCGTGCAAACGTGAGACAGTCGAGTTCGGCCGGGATTCCCATGGGGTACCTTCTTCTCTTTGTGGGGCGTCAAAGCGCCGTTTTGTGGTCCTTTCTTTTACCTCTCAATGAGAGGTTTTTCGGAAAGCAGGATGCACGTCTTCCTCATCCGCGATCACCCATTCATACCCCTCGACCTTGAGGTACTTGTCCGCCCAGGCGCGTAGCGCCTCGTCGGCTTCGTCGACGTTCTCGACGATCGCCGTCGCGCCCTCGAGACCCATGTCGCAGAAGTTGTCGTTGAGCATGTCGCAGAGGCTCCCTGCATCGATCATCGGGTACGCGTCGAGCACCGGCGTGCACCGACCTACCTCGATGAGGCCCTCTTCGGCGTGCCCGTGGCGCGCGTCGTGGATAGCCGCTTCGCGGGTGTCGAAGGGGCCCTCGCAGAACTCGTTGCCGGGACGTCGCCAGCACCAGGGGCGCGTGTCCTGCGAGGGCACGACGAAGGGCGCGACGAGAAGCAGTTGCGCCTCGAGGAGCTCGATGAGATCTTCAGCGCTCACCGCGTCGTGCATGCGATCAAGCGCGCGGTCGTACTCCGCGATGGCGCGTTGAAAGGTCGCGTAGGTCTCGTCGCGGGCCTTCAGCGTCGTCACGTCGGGATTCAGCTCCCAGTGCCCGTGTGCGATGGAAGCTTCGCGCGAGGCCTCGTCACGAAGCTTCTGCTTTTCCTTCACTATCGCGATGCGCTCGCGTAGGTGGGTGTACTTGCTCACGACGGCACCTCGCCGAGCAACGGCTCCCACAACTTGATCATGTGCTTGGCACGCACCGTGAGCCACGCGCGAACCGTGTCCTCGTCTTCGGGAACCACTGTCACGCGGCACGACGAGTAGCGGCCCTTACGTTGGCCCATGAAGCCGACGAACAGCGAGTGCTCGCCGGTCTCTTCGTCGATTGTCCAGTCCCACCGGAAGACGAGGTTCATGTCCATGTCGGAGTCTCCCCACTCTGCGTCGAAATCCTCCCAGGAACAGAACGTGTAATGGCAGTCGTTGCTGTAGTAGTTCCCTTCGGAGCAGTAGTAGGGGTGGTCGTATTCCCAGAGGTGTTTCGTGTCGGTCATCGCAGTCCTCCTCGTGCCAGCGCCATAAGCATGGCGACGGCTTGTTGTGCTTTGTGCCGACTCTCGGCGGTGTCCGTGTCGGTCTCGAGGTCTAGGTTGAGGGGCTCCCGCGGCATGTACCGCGTGCGGTCCGGTTCGGGCTTGCCTTCTTTTTGGCGACGCGCGGTGGCGCGGCGTTGTTGTCGTGTGATTGTCATTTGTCCATCCCGTCGTTGAGGCCTTCGTCGTAACCGCGCTGCCATTCCAGCTGCAGCATCGACTGTTGCAGATTGCGCAGCGTCTCGAGCTCGTCGAGCAACGACGTGATCGTCTCGGGCGCCACCGCTTCGAGGTAAACCTTCAGCTCAGACGGTGCGTGTCGCACGGCCTCTGCGAGGCCCTCCCAGTGTTCTTTTTCGACCATATCGGCGCGTAGACGCAGCACGGCCAGGTCAGCGTCGCGGCGTAGTTCTTCATCGGGCGTCATGCGTCCTCCTCCGGCTCTTCAGCCGCTGTGGGCATACATCGCCCGTCTTCATTGCCATGTCCGCAGCAGGTACTGCACGCGAAGGCTGGCGGTTGGTTGTCGTACGCGCCGAAGCACGTCGCAGGCGCGCCGCAGATGTGGCAGGTCCAAGCTGGTCGTGGAAACAGCTCTGCCACAGCTTGCGCGACGCTCTCCGCATTGCCGTTGAGAGGGTGATCGTCGTCCCAGGTCACCGCCTGAGTCTGCGTACCCAGCACGCTCGGGTAGAGGCAGTCGTTTGGGTAACGCGTGCTTTCCAGCACTTGCTCAGTTCCTTCCGCGCCGAGATTGTCGTGGTCGATAAAGAGCACTGTCATCAGGTGTACTTTGGTTGTCATAGGTACTCGATTCTCCTCACGCCTTATACCGCCTGCACCCCGCGTTTTTCGTAGTACACTCGCCGGATGGCCAGTGACATCCGTCCCATCGTCGTCGACGCGCACACGCGTCGTGATCACCTGCGCGAGAAGACCGTAGCGGGCCTGCAGAACCTGTTCCCTCTCGTCGCGCGTGACCAAGATCTCTTCGTCGAGAACATCAGGGTCAAGCCCGCCGCGTACTCGAGCAACGACCAGAAGTCTGCGATCTTGCACGGCCGGACGCTCGCTGAGCCCGTCGTGGGCGACTTGGTTCTGAAGAACAAGAATGGGGACATTGTGGAGACGAAACGTGGGCATATTCTTGCCCACCTCCCGTACTTCACCGAGCGCCACTCGATGATCGTCGGGGGCAACGAGTACGAGGTGCCGAACCAGCTGCGCCTGAAGTCGGGCGTCTACACGCGCGAGCGTGCCAACGGCGAGTTCGAGGCGGCCTTCAACCTTTCGAAGGGCGACAACTTCCGCATCTCGATGGAGCCCGAGACCGGCAAGCTGAAGGCGGAGTTCGGCACCACCACGATCCCCCTCCGGCCCGTGTTGAAGGCGCTGGGGATCACAGACTCGACCATGAAGCAGCACTGGGGCGCAGAGCTCTTCGCGGCCAACCTGGCGGCCAAGGGGACCTCCGAGGAGGCTGCCCTCGGCAAGCTCGTGACGCGCCTCAAGCGCCCGAAGGACACCGTCGCGGACACCATCGAGGCGAAGCAGCGGTTCGTCAGCGAGTACTTCGACAGCACGCGTATGGACCCCGAGGTCAACAAGCGCACCCTCGGCACGGGCTTTGATCGTGTGACCGGCGGGGCGCTGCTGTCCGCGTCGGGGAAGCTCTTGAAGGTTCACCGAGGGGACGCTGAGGGGGACGATCGTGACTCCCTCGAGTTCAAGACGGTGCACACCATCGACGACTTCTTCAAGGAGCGTCTCGAGAAGGAGGCGAAGCGGACTGTCGGCCAGAAGCTCATCTGGAAGATCAACCAGGGGAAGGGCAAGTCTCTCAAAGAGATGGTCCCGAACTCGCCGTTCACTCGGCCCCTGAACAGCTTTCTCACGACGAGCACCATCGCGGCCATCCCCACGCAGTACAACCCGGTGGAGCTCATCGACCACTCGGGGAAGATGACGTCCCTCGGCGAGGGCGGCATTGGCTCGGAGCGCGCCATCCCTTTCGACTCGCGCAAGGTGCACTCGACGCACTACGGCGTGCTCGACCCCGTCCGTACGCCCGAGAGCGGGCACGCCGGCATCGACGTGCGCGCGTCCATGGGCGCACACCGAGACGCCTCAGGCAACCTTTACGGCACCTTCCGCAATGCCCGCAACGGCAAGCTCGAGCAGGTAGCCGTCACACGCCTTGCGCAGTCCACGGTGGGCTTCTCGGGGCAGGAGACGCGCAAGGGCAACCACGACGCGATTCGCGGCCAGGACGTCATCTCGGTGAAGAAGCACGAGGTCGACTACTACCTCGACGACCCAACGCACCAGTTCAGTCCCTCGGTGGGCCTCGTCCCGTTCCTCGACGGCATGCAGGGCAACCGCGCCATCATGGGTAGCAAGTTCCAGACGCAGTCGCTGCCGCTCCTCGAGCGCGACGTGCCGTACGTGCAGGCGCAGGCGCCGCGGTCCGGCGAGTCGATGACGCGAGAGATCGCGCGCCTCACCGTGCCTACGTCGCGGCATCATGGGGTGGTCGAGCGGGTGGATGCGGACTACATCTACATCCGGCCGGACTTTGGGAAGCACGGCTCCGTCATGGAGAAGTGCGCCGAGTTCGACGACTACGCGGAGTTCGAGGACATCCAGGTTCCGGCGTACCTCTCTCAAGAGAAGACAGCCTCGCAGCCCGCGACTGCGTACACCTACGTCCCCACAGCTGTCGCAGACCACGTACTCGCCGAGGGCCTGCACGGTAGCTCCGCGCTCCTGCAGCACCCCGAGGCGCTGGCGCGGGTAGCCGCTGCGCGGGGGACTACCCCCGCTGCGTTCTCGGCGCAGGCCCGAGCAGACCTCGCTGACCCTGACTGGCGCAACATGCGCCTCGGGCCCAGCGTGTCCTTCGCGCCCATCAGCGCGAACGCCCCGATCACTGGCAACCACCCGACGCGTAAGACGCCGAGCACGCTGCTGGAGGTGGACCTCGACGCGCTCCACCGAGACCACCCTGGTACCTCGTTGTACGGCGTCGAGCTACATCCAGGACACGTTGAGGGTGTCGAGCGTGAGCGCTTCATCGGTCTCGATGAGGCGCGGTCCTTCATCCACAGCAAGGAGGACCTGTGGAGCCGGTACAACGACACGCAGAATCGGGGCATGTACGCGGCGGACGTGCCGCACGCGATCGTACACACGCCCACTGGGAGCATCCCTGCACAGTACCTGCGACGCGCTGGTAGCGCGCCGAAGCTCGCTGCAGCGAAGAAGCCCGGCGCCTCCGATGACGGCCTGATTCGCCTCCCCTACGACACCAACTTCCCCCTCGCCGCCAAAACCTACCTGCACAACACGGTCACGGTGAAGCCTGGTGATCGCGTCGCTCCCGGCCAGATGTTGGCCAACAGCAACTTCACGAAGGACGACCACATCGCCCTCGGCAAGAACCTGTCCGTCGGCTACCTGGCCTACTACGGCAAGAACAGCAACGACGCCGTGGTCATTTCCGCCGGTGCCGCGAAGAAGCTCACCTCCGAGCACATGTACAAAGAGACGCTTCGTAAGACCGCGGACACCATCCAGGACAAGGCCAAGTACGCGACGTACTACGGCATGCGCTTCACGAAGGCGCAGCTCGACAAGCTCGACGACAAAGGCCTTGTCCGCCCCGGAGTGAAGCTCGAGCCCGGCGACCCCGTCCTGCTCGCCCTCGAGAAGGCCTCGCCGAGCCCCGACGCGCAGATGCTGGGCCACCTCCACAAGAGCCTCGTGAAGCCCTACAGGGACGCTGCGGTGGTCTGGGAACACCACGTTCCCGGCGAGGTCATTGACGTGGTCAACGCGGCCCGCCAGGCGGTCGCTACGGTGCGCACTCAGGAGCCGATGAAGATCGGCGACAAGCTCGCGAACCGCTTCGGCGGTAAGGGCGTGGTCTCCGAGATCATCGACGACCACCAGATGGTGCACGACGCCTCGGACAAGCCCATCGACGTGCTCTTCACGTCGGCCGGCATCGTGTCCCGCATCAACCCCGCCCAGGTCGTCGAGTCCGCCCTCGGGAAGGTCGTCGAGAAGACGGGGAAGCCCTACGTGCTCCCGCAGTTCATGGACATGAACAACGTGGACTTCGCGAAGGCCGAGCTGAAGAAGCACAACATCCAGGACAAGGAGACTGTGTATGACCCGGTCTCTGGCCGCTCGATCCCCAACGTGTTTGTTGGTAGAAGTTACATTCACAAGCTCTTCAAGAGCACCGAGTCCAACTACGCGGCTCGCGGCGTGTCTCGCTACGACGTGAACCTCCAGCCGACGAAGGGCGGCGAAGAGGGCGCGAAGGGCTTGGGCAAGATGGAGATCAACACGCTGCTGGCCCACAACGCCCGCGGCGTGCTCAAGGACGCCCTCAGCATCAAATCCGAGAAGAGCGACGACTACTGGCGGGCCATGGAGTTCGGACTCCCCGCGCCCCCGCCGAAGTCCGCGTTCGTGGTCGACAAGTTCCATGCCATGATCCAAGGGGCCGGCATCAACCTCGACAAGCGCGGCACCAACATCGCGCTTGGTGCGCTCACCGACAAGCACGTGACGGCGATGTCGGCCGGCGCGCTCACGCTGCCCGAGCTCGAGAAGAGCAAGAGCTTCATGGTGACCGCGAAGGACCTGAAGCCCGAGAAGGGCGGTCTCTTCGACCCTATCATCACAGGCGGGCATAGCGGTACCCGCTGGTCGCACATCGAGCTCCCGGAGCCACTGCTCAACCCGGTCTTCGAGGACCCCGCACGCCGACTGCTGGGGATGACCAAGGGGCAGGTGCGGGACGCGTTCGCGATGCGCGGCGGCGAGGCGATGAAGAAGGAGCTCAACGGCATCGACCTGAAGGTGATGGAGGCTAAGCTCCTGCGCACCACGCAGACAGCAAGGGGTGCCAAGCTCGACGACGCCGTGAAGCAGCTCAAGTACGTCCGGGCCCTTCAGGAGGCCGGCCACAAGGGCGCGGGCGACGCCTACGTCGTCACCAAGATCCCCGTCATCCCTCCGGTGATGCGCCCCATCCTCCCATCGCAGAACCGGGGGGAGTTGCAGATCTCAGACGCCAACTACCTCTACCGCGACCTGGCGCTCGCCGCGTCGGGCCTCAAGGCGGCCAACGAGGTGGGCCTCCCAGAGCTCTCGGCCTCGGCCCGTACGCACCTCTACGACGCCTCGGCGGCCGTCGCGGGGGTAGGTGACCCGGTCTCGCCGCAGCTCGTCGGGCGCGGCGTGAAGGGCTTCATTTCGCAGATCTCAGGACAGGGGAGCCCCAAGCAGGGCTTCCTGTTCAAGAAGGTCCTGAAGCGTCAGCAGGACATGTCCATGCGAGGCACGGCGACGCCCGACAACACGCTCGACATGGACCAAATCGGTGTGCCCGAGGACATGCTCTGGGTGACCTACGACAAGTTCATCATGAAGGGCCTCATCGGTCAGGGCTTTGCTGCTCCTCGAGCCAAAGAGATGATCGAGGAGCGGCACACGGCAGCTAAGCAGGTGCTCGACGTGGAGCTCCGCAATCGCCCCATCTTCGTGAACCGGGCGCCCTCGTTGCACAAGCACAACATGGTCGCGGCGTATCCCGTCGCGGTGTCCGGCAAGTCCCTGCGCATCAACCCCTTCATGGAGAAGGGCCAGAACCTCGACTACGACGGCGACACGATGCAGCTGCATGTGCCGGTGTCGGCGAAGGCGGTCAACGAGGCGCGAGAGCTGACGCTCAGCAAGCTCTTGTTCTCCGACAAGAGCCGCGACGACCTCATGATCTTTCCGCAGCACGAGGCCATCATCGGGTCGTATCTGGCGACGGCGAAGGGGCCGAAGGGGGCTGCGCGCAAGTTCAAGACGAAGGCGGATGCGATGGCGGCGTATAAGCGGGGGGAGATTACGCTCGAAACACCCGTTACGATAGGATGACATGCACAAGCTAGCTGTGTCCAACGAGTGGGTCTTCGAACGTGCGCGGCGCGGTGCAGCCGCCCGTTTGCGCGCCCTGGGCGTCACGGGCGACGCGCTGAGCTACCCCGAGGACTTCTTTGGTCCGACGTATGCCCGCGTGTCCGCACACGGGGCTGAGATCGATATGCCAAGCATATACCCCCCGCACAACCCTCTTGCCGCGAGACTCCAGGAGCGATGGAGACACCTGCGCGGGGGCGTAGAGCTCGGCGCGGGTGATGAGTGGCTACGACAGCACGCAGCTCGGGCTGCGCCCCTGCCACATGTCGCTGCAGCGCCCGTCACGCCCCCTACGCCACCCCCAGTACCAGCCTCTCAGGGAGCCGCTCCATACGCTGCCGCTGCGCTCGGAGGCACCGCCCTCCTCGGCACAGGCGCCTACCTCGCGACGCGTCCCAACGAGAAGACCGCCGCCTACCTCGCCGGGTACTCTTCGATCCTCGCAGTGTTCACGTAGGGACCTTGACTCCTTCGTCGAACCTCTCTACGCTTCCCCTGTGTCCCGCACGACTCACTCTCACAGCTCGTTTACGTCCCCTGACCCAGGACGCTTCGCGTAGCTGCGTGCAAGCGGGGGGAGATTACCCTCGAGACTCCGGTGGCGATAGGCTGATGACACGCGCAATACGAAAGCAATACGTCCGCGCACTGCAGATGTTGCACGAGGGAGACACTGCGTTCCATGCAACAACACCTGCAGGACTACGCACGATCGGCGCGGAGGGAGTCATCGCGCCGGGGGTGCGAAACCATCACTCACCTGAAGGAATACAGGAAGTGTACTTTGGCGCGCGCGTGCCTGCAGCGGGGCATACAAGCAACTCCGCCCCTATTGTTGCAACGTCTTTGCCTAAAGTTTTGGCCGGTGAGCCGGTTGGCGCCGCCTCCCCGCGATTACTCCCTGATATTGCTAAATACCAAGGCCCTGGCGTACCTCGTTGGGCGTCTGACTGGGCTGTAACGCCGCACGCAGTTCCACTAACCCCTAAAGACACTGTTATTGCCGCGGGGGACGTCTTGGACCCTGCCCAACGTGCCGCACAACGACTACGTGTGATTGACCCTCCCGTATTTTGGGCCGCGATGCGGGACATACGGAGGAAAACCCCCGAACATCTTGAACGCTATTTCGACCTGCCCAACGGCATGGCTGCGCAAAAAATAGGCACCGCCCTCCTCGGCACAGGCGCCTACCTCGCGTCTCGCCCCAACGAGAAGACTGCCGCCTACCGCGCCGGCTACTCCTCGATCTTCGCCGTGTTCGTGTCGCACACCTAAACGAAACCCTCAACGAGGGTTTCGTCAGTCCTCCGTCGGAGGGCTTACGCATAGAGGGCGTAGAGCACGCGGGTGCCTAGGTGGGCGACCTGGTAGATGAGCACTTTCATGGTGCGACCTCGCTGTCTGGTAGTAGGCAGAAACGCAGCAGCGTGTTGGCCACGTAGCTGCCGGAACTATCGAGCTCGAACGCCTTCGCGCGCAGCGCCTCGTAGAGGTCTTCGTCGATCATGACGACGAGTCGCTTCCCGGGGCGCTCGGCGCGCTTCCGGCTAGTGCTCGCTTCGAGTGCTTCGTTGGGAGTCATGTGAGCCTCGTTGAATAAGCCAGGGAGATTCCTGGACATATTCTTTTACCCAAAAACGCGCCGCTTTTCGGATATGCTAGCGCGATGTCAACAGCGTACTCTCAGGGCGTTCGCCGCTTGTGTGCCAGTCTCGGTCTCGAGAAGATCGCGCTCAGTCCCGCCTTCATCGAAGGGATGGCCGAGCGGGGTCTTCGCTCTCGCATGGCGGCCAAGGGCACAGGCTACAACGCGCACGTTGCACAGGAAGCCATTGCCGACGCGGCTGTCCAGCGCGCAGCTAGGAACCGCGCCGCGCTCAAGCCGAAGCTCCAGCAGACGCTCACCGCGCCGAACGCACTGCACGGGCCGCCTCCCAGCGCGGAGCTCGTAGCGGCTCAGATGGGCAAGCGCCGTGCCCTCGAGCGTGGCGTGCAGAGGGTACAAGACCAGCACATGGACACGCACGGGGTGCTCGACCCGAGCTTCTCCGATCTCGACTGGAAGCAGCCGCGTAACCCGCTGCGTCAGTCGCTGGCGATCGAGGAGCGTCTTGAGCGCGAGTTCGCACAGCGGGCTGCAGCGCGGCAGGCAACCCCCGCCCGCGCGGAACAGGCAACGGTCGCGCCTGGGTCAGGGGTTCGGGCGGTGCGCGGGGCGCCTGAGATGGCGACGGTGCGGAAGGTAGCAACTGCCGGCACGGCCGCGCGCGTATTCCCGCAAACGCGCCTATTTATGGTATAAGTATGTGAGGTATAACATGTGTAAAACGTTCCGCACACTTATTCACGCACACGCAGCAGGGCGCTCAATGGACTCCATGTTCTGGAGATACATCGATCTCTTGCTCATCAAGCCGTAAGGCAGAGAAGGCGCTACGCGCTTTCTTTTACCTGTTAGCGAAAGAGCACACGCACATGTCCCTGAAGATCGCAGCGTCTCGTATCGACAAAGAAGTAGCTAGTGGGCGGATGCGGTACATCGACGCGCTGAGTCCTGAAGATCTCGCTAGAGCAGACGAAGGACAGCTACACCTCCTTGCGAGAGATCTCTACGGAGACTCTCCTGAGACGCGGCGCGCTCTGCGCGACATTCACCATGCCCCTGCTGTGCGTTCGGATGCAGCCCTAGCGACACGACGCGCGCTCAATGACGCCTCATTTCGTCAGAAACTACGCGGCAAGCACAACCCGTACGGCGGTACGCACGGCTTTATGCTTCCAGGGGTAGGCCCTGCTACAATGGGGAACCGTGTGTTCGTGCCCGAACACACGGGACAGTTCATGCGAACGTCTCCGATGGACATGGTCGCCGCTACGATGCCTTTCAGCGGCAAGAAACTGGTGCCAGAGCGTCTCCCGATAGACAGTACCCTCAACAACGCGGTATTCGAGCATGAGCTGGGCGAGGCCGCGCTGATGTCACGTAAGTCGCCATCACCCGTGGCCCCTTTCGCGTCTCATCTGGGAACTGACCCGATCATTCGTGAGAATCTCACGATGCACGGGGATCCTGATGCACAGAAGCTCATGGGAGGCTTGCGCCAGGGGCACGGAGACGATGCCTATGTGCAGAAGCTCATTCGACAGGCTGGAGGCACCCCTGACGCGCCGCTACCACTGCACGGCCGCCAACACGCCGCAGTGGACCGACGCCTGGCAGCTACTCCTGAGCACCTAGACATGCAGACGCGGATGCGTGCGCTGAAGTTCAACGAGAAGTACCCCGTCTCCTACATCCCGCGTGACATGCCTAGTCCAAAGCAAGAGCTCGTCTCAGCGCTGCGAAAAAGCGGCCCTGAAGCACGAACACTGCTTCAAAACCGCACACGACAGGGTCTTATGGACTTTGGAACTAGCGTCGTAAAAAAGCTACAGAATACCCCCGTGGGGAACTTCGTTACGAAAGGTAAGATCGGCGCATATGACGCGGGCATGCGTAGTACACGACGCGCGCTAGGTGTGTGATCTTTCCGTTGACACACCCACGCTCCTTTGCTACCGTCAAGCCTCCAATGACCTCCCTCCTCAGCCGCACCTATACCACCTGCGCCCCTGCCCCAACCAAGGGCGGCGCGGTGCATAGCTACGTCTGAGCACCAGCCGCCCTCACCCAACCATCTGGGTGTAGCTGAGACTGGTTTAGCACATGCCTCGGGAGCATGAGACGCAGGTTCGAATCCTGTCACCCAGACCAATAGGGAACGCGTATGCGGCTAGGGACGCCGCGCGGACTGTAAATCCGACGTCATTGACTGCGAGGTTCGACTCCTCCGTGTTCCACAAAAAAAGAGGCGCAGAGCACACAGCCTGCAGCCCGCTGGTGTAGCAGGCTGCAGGCTCACGACTCACAGGTCGATCACGCCGACGGTTCCGTCGATGTGGTACCCCTCCACGGCGCGCACTCGGCGCGAGGGCACCGGGACCTCCGCGGCGGGGGCGCCGAGGACCTTCTGCGTGAGCAGCTTGACGCGCTCGCCGCACTCGTAGAGGACCTTACTGAACTCCGAGGGGAGCTCCTTCACCGGCCCGCCGAGCGAGATGTCGCCCGCCGTGACGAACAAGTCGTCGCGGTCCCAGTAGCGCTGGAACAGCGTGAGGACGCGCGGCTTGCTGGCCCAGGCCAGGCCCCTCCGCGCGTTCTCGTCGAGCTCCTCGCCGCGTGCCACGGCCAGCACCAAGCGGGCCGAGAGGCACGTGTCGAGCACGAGGATGGAGATGAACTGGCGGCCGTGCTGGTCCTTGCCGAGCAGCACGTCGGCCTTGCGGCTGATGAAGTCGGCCGGCGTGATCTGGTCGATGTAGCCGGTGCTGCCGACGAAGGCAGCGGCGACGGCGGGCGCGATCTCGACGGAGGTCAGCTCGGTGTTGGTGGAGAGATCGGTGAGCATGCGGGTGACGTAGTAGTCCATGATGGCCTCGTTGGGTTAGGGGAGAGAGCAATGCTCCTCACATTCTTTTACCCAAAAAAGAGGCGATTTTCGGACGACGGCTACTTCTTGTAGTCGCCGCTTTCAATCGCGGCCGCCAAGCGCCGAATAGCCTTCTCCTCGTCTATAGGACTGTCTGGTGCGAGGCTGCGGAGCCACGTCGCGATCTCCGCTTCGACCCTCTTCTCGGTCTTGCGGATAGCGCGCTCCACGATGCTGATGTCATCGTGCGTCACGCCCAATCCTCCAACATCCGCGAGCTCTCTGCGTACGCGTCGAGCCTCTCGACCACCTCTCCCATGTTCAGGCAGATCGCATTCGCCATCTTGTACATGAGCTCGGGCTCCGCGGGCTCTTCACCCAGAAGGATGATCAGCGCCTTCCTCGGCGACCCCACGAAGAAGCCTGCCTCGATGTGCGCTGAGCGCCCGCAGGGCATGACCATGACGCAGGCGTCGGCTGCGGCCATCGCGGACGCGTCGGATAGGTAGCCAGCCTTCGCGATGGGGTGGTTGAGTGCTTCATGGAACTGCTCGGGCGTCCACGACTGCCAATCGGGATCGATGTCGCTCCAGGCGAAGCCGGTGTCGCCGGGCCTTGGGTTCTTGAAGTCGTAGACCTCGTGGCCTGCGTCTCGGAGTTGCTGGACGACGGACTGTTGCTGGGCGTTGCGCCAGCTGGATGCTACGTAGATCTTCATTGTGGGGAGAGGCTCCTACACGACGGGATGTCGTGGGGCTTTTACCGCGAGGAGCCTAGATTTTCGCGACGAGATCTCGTAGAGTGCTGGCATGACTACGAGTCGTGCATATCAGGCAGGGTACGCGAGCGTGTTGGAGAAGCTGGCGGTGAGCAACGCCTGGATCCGAAAACATGTAGAAGGCGGCGTCAAGACGCGCCTAGGCGCGCTCGGTAAAACCAAGGACACCGTAGAGCGTTCGACGCAGACACGGGCGGCGGACAACACCCTCAAACAGATACTGCATCCAGACACTCCGACAGCCCTCGCCAAGCGTAAAACGGTAGAGGACACACTAGAGCGGGAGTTCGAGCGGCGGTCTTTCCCGAAGCGTGCCGCGGCGCTAGGTGTAGCTGACTGGCTCGCACGAGATAAGGCCGACACGGAGCAGTACATGGCGTCACCTGAGTATCAGGCGTTGTTGAAAGCGCATGCAACGCAGCAGAAGGCGCCTAAGCCCCGCTTCGACTTCAACACGTGGGCCGACGGGACACAGCGCCAGCTGGACGCAGAAGCGACCGCAGCTGGCAGTCCGCGGTAGGCTACCCCTGGAGTACTCGAAGAGTACCATCCGTCGCATGCCCCATCAGTCTCTTCGACGCCCCCGCGACGTCATACGTCGACAGCAGCTTCCCGCGCTCCCGTAGCGCCTCCTCATCCACGTAGTCGTACCCTGGATGCTTCGCCGCGAGCACCTCGATCTTGTCCTTAGGCGCGACGACCAGCGCCTTCCGCAAGTTCACGTCCCGCATGTGCAAGCTCTTGCTCGGCGAGAGCACGGCCTCGTTCTGGATGAGCGTGACGAAGGGCGAGCTGGTCGGCCGCTTGTCCTTGAACAAAAACCCGACGTCTCCGTAGCCCTTGTCCGCCGTGAGGCCTTGGCCCGTGAGGAAGATGTGCGGCGACAGCTTGCTGATGCGCAGGTGCTCCCGCCGCCAGCTCTCCGCCTCGTCGGGAGCCATCCGGTCGAGGTGGCGGTTTACATCACGTAACCGCTGCTGTATCAGCGCGCCCTTCAGCGCATCTCGTGGATGCCCCAACGAGTCGACGGCCTTGTAGTCGGGCTTGTCCTTGAGCCACGCGGTCGACAGCGTGTCGAGCTGCTGCTTGGTCAGCTTCGGCACGTCGAGGTTTCCGCGCAAGCCGGGGAGAAAGCCGGACTCGTAGCCCTGGAGCTTGCCCTTGCTGAGGGCTTGAAGGCCAGACATGAGGCGGCCGGACTCGAGGACGACGTCGCTGTGTGCGGTGCGGTGTCCATAGGTGTCCTTATGGGCCAGCAGCGCGTCGAGTTGCTCTTTGTCCGCGGCAATCGACATGTCCAGCACGCGGGCGAGCTTCTCCCGCTTGATACGCGTCGGTGTCTCAACGCCTTCCAGCGCGCTCTCGATATCCGTCTTCAGCGCCTTGTACCTCGAGCCTCCGATGTCAAACGGCGTGTTGCGGACAAGGCTCTTCTTGCGCGAGATCGCAGCGGCCACGTCAGGAGGCAATGCACGTGCTTGCGCTTCGCGTAGCCGTTGAGCTCGGACGAAGGCCTTGGCGTTCTCGCCGTACGACACCGCTACGTCGACGGGGTAGTCACCGAACACGCCTTTCGGCGCGCTGTACACGTTGTGCGACATGCCGGGCTTGTTGTACGGGCTCGCCACGAGGCGCTGATCGTGCTGCAACGCGTCGAGCACTCGCTGATACTCGGCGCGGTCCGTTATGGCTGCCGTAAAGTCGACGTCCACGTCGCCAGGCACGTTGAGGCCCATCGGGAGACTCCCCGCGAGCACCGGCTTGAGCCCGTAGTGCTGCTTCAAGTGCGCCGACGCGGCTCCGATGACCGGCTTCGCGCGCTCGAGATCGGCGTACCGGTTGTCCTGCTGCTCAGGCGGCGAGGTACCGAGCGCGTCCAGGCGGTCGTACCAACGAGGTGCGCCGAGTCTTCGGAGGGTGTCTTCGGCGCCGGCCGCGTATGCAGGGGTGGGCATGACGGCGAGTATGCTATAGTCCGTGCACCATGGCTACCGTGCCGCAGCCCCACATTCCGATGTTTGCCGCTAAGCAAGCGGCTATGCAACTCGACTTCCACTCGCAGCACGAAGCCGACTCCCACCGTACCACCCGCAACGCGGTCGGCATCGGCACCGGCGCGCTCGGCGCGTACGCAGGAGGCCGCCTGGGAGCCCGCTTCGGGGGCATGAAGGGGCGCCTGGTAGGTGGCGCCATCGGAGGCGCGCTGGGCCTCGCCACGGGGCGCGTGGGTACCGATGTGGCCCACGACATCCCGCAGCGGACCATGCACACGGTCCACGGCACGACGCAGCGGCTTGACCAGGCGGGCGGTAGCGGGATTCGGGTGGCAAGCGCGCAGCCGAGTGCCACGGAGTTCGCCGAGTTCGCGCAGCGTGAGAGTTCTCATGATGCCGCGCCTGCACAGAATGCCGACGAGGCCTCGCTGGCGAAGTGGCTGCGGTCGCCGCAGTTCGGGCCGTCGACTTCACTCGAGGGTGGCGAAGCCACGTCGATCGGCGTGTCGATGGGAGTGAGTGGAAGCGGGGCGGTGTGAGCGGGCCCTACAGCATCGACCCGCAAGATCTTGTAACCGCAACACGCGGCTTGTCTCGTGACTACGACACGTATCACGCATCTTCGCGTACTGCAGGCGTAGACATGTACGCGCTGAGCCCTGAGGCATCGCACTACGACTTGCCTCACTACACAGATAGTGGCGTGCATGTCGCAGCAGATGGCACGCGCCGCCCTTACTTCATCACTCGCGTGAACTCGGGACGCTTCGATTCAGCCAAGCGCCCGATTCGCAGCCAGATTGCGTGGTTTCCGCCTGTGAGCGTTGAGGAAGCGCAACAGTGGCGCATTCCGTCGGACTGGGGAGATCAGGCCGTACGAAACTTGCAGCCGCAATACGAGGCGCTGCATACAATCAACAGCCCGTCGGGGGACGCGTTTCGTGCGGCGTCCTACAACGCGTTCAAAAACGCGACGCCATTTGAACTTCAAGGAGATCACGACTTCGCATTCGCAGAAACCCGGCGCCATCCGCCGGCCACGCCTCGGGTACCCAGTGGGCCCCCTAAAGCGCCAGCGTTTGCTGCACCCGCGGCATCTCGCCGAGGCCTCAAGCGTGGGCTATACGGTCTAGGGGCAGCCGCTGCTTTAGGCGGGCTAGGGTACGCCGGCTACAAGGCGTTACAGCCGGAGTCACCGCGACCTTCGGTGAAGGTAGCGGCTGCGACCGCCCTCCAGCCCCACCAGCAACGAGTCGTCGACCGTCTCCAACAAGACGATCAGCCCGGCCTCGTCGCCATCCACGGGCTCGGCAGCGGTAAGACGCTGACTTCCATCGCTGCGGCCGACGCGCTTCAGCGTCAGACGCACGCCATTGTCCCGGCGTCTCTCCAGGCCAACTACGCAAAGGAGCTCGCGAAGCACAAAGCCGAAGTCACGCCGGACGTCTCAACGCTCCAGGGCGTCACTCGCCGCGGTGGTCTCCCATCAACCGACGAGGACTTCCTCATCGTCGACGAGGCACACCGACTCCGCGAGCCGGGCACCAAGGCTTACCAGACCGTCCGCGACATCCCGGCGGCCAAGCGCTTGCTGCTCACCGCATCCCCCACATATAACCGCCCGTCCGACATCGCCGCCTTGGTGAACGTCGCCGCGGGTCAGCGTGTGCTGCCGGCTGACCAGCGAGGCTTCGAGGAGCGCTACGTCGGAGAGCAGCGTGTGGACCCTGGGTTCATGGCGCGGGTGTTCCGTGGGATTCAGCCGGGCTCGAGGCCCGTGCTGAAGAACCAAAAGGAACTCGGGGGCATCCTGCAGAAGTGGACCGACTACCACGAGAACCCGACGGACACTGCTGACTTCCCGACGCGCCTCGACGAGACCATTGAAGTGCCTATGTCGAGCGCTCAGCAAGAGGGCTACAAAACGCTGACGA